CGCATACAATTTCGTTCAGGTAACTGCCGCCGTCTCCTGGAAGTCCAGGCAGGTGGTTAGCAAGACCCCCCAAACGACCTGGGAAGTTGCGACTACCCGAACCTCCACCAAGTCCTTGACCTGGAATGACGGTAAGTCCACGTCGAACTCAAAGTCCTTCGTCTGGAATGTACGGATTCCCGCCAGCAGCACCACGTCCATGACTTGGAATGCCTACCTTCCTGTTTCCCTCTCGGCCGCCTCGTCCTGGGTCACCCGTCAGCAGGTCCGTCCTGTAGCCCTGATAACGTGGAACACCATGTTCCCCGGGGGGGTTACTGCACCCGTAAGCACCACCTGGGAATCGCTAGGGGCAGGCACAAATACGTCCGACATTCAATGGAATTCAAACAGTTTCCTGACTGCCGTAGCCAGTACCATAGGCCTTTCCTGGAAGAGTCGGACCCTTGTAACCCTGTCGCTGGTGATGCTATGGCAATCCGAAGTGTCGGGAGGAGCCTCATCGAGCCTGGGGATTACCTGGGAGACGATGCACGGTGTCACAAGTACGGTAGCGACCGCGTGGGTTCAGTATCAGGGGGGGACCCCCTCAGCGTCGGTGAACTGGAATGTCATCGAGTCCCTGAATGCAAGCAAGGCGGTGCTGTGGAATTCGCTACTGCCAGTTACCACGCAGCAAGCATGTGGGTGGCTCGATACGACCACCGTTCCGAAGACGGCATCAACTTCCTGGAACGTCAGGACGACGCTACCGGCCCTGACGTCCCTGGCCTGGCAGGTTTACGCCATGCGAAGTTCCATGGTGCCTGTTACGTGGAACTCCCATGCACGGGTTCTGTCGGCGGCCCCATCTACAATCTGGTGGGATACCCTCTATACCAAGCTGAAGACACAAACCGTGGCGTGGGTAAGTGCTGGAGAGCTGGTTTCCCGTACGCAAGCCATAACGTGGGGTACTCGTAAGCGCCCGGCGACGACCCAGGCCCTGTCCTGGAAGAGTCTCCGCACGGTTGCTAGTCCCGCTGGACTGCGCTGGAATACCCGGGCAGCCCGTAAGGCCACCGAGCAAAGTACCTGGCGGGTGCGGCACACGGCGACCTCTGGCACCAGTACCTCCTGGCGGGCCCGCAGCGCGGTCGTGACGGACTTGCACACTTCCTGGCATGCATTGCTCGGACGGATTCGCACGGCCTCCCTGAGTTGGGCTGTGCGCCGCACAGTGCATGTTCCGTTGCCTGTCGCCTGGAATACGGTGACGACTTATCACCCAGTGACCAAGACGGCAGGAATTAACTGGCGGACGGACAAGGCACTGCGCATCCGTGTGCCGGTCGCCTGGAACGCTCAGGATCTTCGTGTAACGAAGACCATCGGGGTTACCTGGAATACCCGGCATGTCGCGAGTCACACGACTGGCATCTCGTGGAAGGTCCTGCTCACGCCGGTAACGGTGACCAAGCCGGTCAAGTGGAACGCACGGACAAACGCGCACGTCTCTCATGGCCTGGCCTGGATGGTGCTCCGTAAGGTGAGTTCGCAGAAGACGGTCAGGTGGACGGATAATATCCTTATCACTCAGGTTACCGTGACGCACGCTACTGCCTGGAAGGACCTTTCTAAGAAGTCCCTGACGCGATCCGTGCGCTGGAATGCAAGGTTTACCCGCGCCGCCCAGAAGTCCCTGGCCTGGAACGTGCTGCACTCTGTGACCACGCAGAAGGCAGAGTCCTGGCGGGTGACGCACCGGGTCCCAGTTACCCGCGCCTGCTCCTGGAATGTTCCATTCGGTGCCGCACTGGTCAGCACGACCAAGTTCGTCAGGTGGAATACGCTCGCGACCGGTACCCACGTTACGACCTCGGCTACAATAGAGTGGACGACGAAGAAGACCATCCCCGGCGGGATTACGATCGCCGGAGCGGACCGGTGGCAGGCGGCGCAATGACATGCAGTTGACAGACATGCTTTCCCGAATCCGGATGGAGATCGGAGACATGGCGAAGCCATTCCGATCGATCATGCAGGGCGACGGTACCACCCTGATGACTGACCTGATACAGCCGAACGTCAATGCCCTCGGTTTCGCCATCGACGTCGCGGACTCCATCGGAAACGTCACCACCCTGACTCCGACTACTGACTACACCGTGGACGAGGAGAACGGGATCATCCTGTTCGTTCACCCGGTCGCCGCCGGGTCGACCGCGATCATCTCCGGGACGAGCTGTGGCATGTTCACGGACAATGCGCTTCTCGTTCCCATTCGCGACGCGGTTATCTGGCACTGCCATAACCGTCAGCTCTCCGAGCGATACCGTGACCGCCACGGATTCATCACCTACCGGGAAACTCCGATAAGCCTGCGGACTATTCCGCCGGAAGAGGAGCTTCCCCTCGTAGTCCTGGCGACGTATAACACATACTGGATGCTTGCCGACGACATGGCCCTGGACGTCAATGTCCAGACCGCCGAGTCCACCAGCATCGACCGGTCCACCCGGTATCACCAGGTGATGTCACAGATCGAGGCGCTGGACGCCCGGTACAAGTCCCTGACAAGTCAGCTCAATATCGGCCCCTACCGCATCGCGACGACGAACCTCCGGCGCACGAGCCAGACCACCGGCCGCCTTATTCCATTGTTCAAGCCGCGCGAGTTTGATGATCACAGGTATCCGGTAAGGATGCTTCCTCCCATTGATCATATGTATGATGACAATTCGGGGGTCCCGTCCCAATTGTTCTATGGCGCGGGGTTGTGATATTCATGAGCGCCAAGCTGTAATAACGACAACGACAGGTATACAACATGCACAAGGTAAAGGGATACTGGTGGCGCGGCCAGCCGTCCCGTCCGGTTAACAACTTCGGTGACGGGCTCGCCCCGTATCTGCTCCGCAGGTTCTCACATCTCAAGGTGGCATGGTCCCCCGTCTCTCAGGCGAATATCGTGACGATAGGCTCCCTGCTTGAGCACATCCCCCCGCTGTGGGACGGGCACGTACTCGGCACCGGGAAGCTCTACGAGGACTCGCTGCTCCACCTGCACACTCAGACGGCGACGGTATGGGCCCTGCGCGGCCCGCTGAGCGCCCGTGGCGTCTCCGGAGATTATGCCCTGGGTGATCCTGGGCTCCTGGCTGACGAACTCGTTACGGTCGATCACAGGGACGTGGGCCTGGGCATCGTCGCGCACCACACCGACGACACGCTTGCCCATCGTAAGGAGTTCTTCAGCCCGGACTTCGAGACTCGTATCATCAATGTGGCTGATAATCCGCTTGATGTCGTCCGGGAAATAGGCCGCTGCCAGAAGATCGTGACTAGCTCACTGCACGGAATGGTTCTCGCTGACGCGTTCGGCATCCCGCGCCGGTATGAAATTAACCCGAAGGCCACTAAGTACGAGGGGGGCCTGTTCAAGTTCCAGGACTACAGTGCGTCCATCAATGCCCCGTTCGAGCCGGGTAAACTGATAGAGGCGTCGCGGTTCCACGTCGAGGACCGCAAGCACGAGATTTACGACGCGTACCGTGACCTTGGGAGGGCACTATGATGAGCCTGCGGAGGAAGCGCGGACACGGCATTACCCTGCTCATGCCCTTCCGCGCGAACGAGGGTGACACGAGGTTCCGGGCATTCGACTGGCTCCTCCGGTACTACAAGCATCACCTGCCGAGTGCTGAGATCATTGTCGGCACCGACTTCAATACCCCGTTCAGCAAGACCACCGCGTTCAATAACGCGCGGGCTGAGGCACACGGGGACATCCTCGTGCTCATTGACGCGGACTGCTACATTGACCCGAAGGTCATCCTGCACTGCGCAAAGGAAATCCGGCGCGAACGACGCAGGGGATACCGTCTATGGTACATTCCGTACCGGAAGTTCTACCGACTTACCGAGGTAGCATCGGACCGCGTGCTCGACTCGAATCCCACGCGTCCGCACCGGTTCCCAGTTCCCCCGGACAAGGACGATGTTGAGAATCCGTTCGCGGCGTCGCACGGGCACTGGTGGGGCGCGCTGATTCAGATCATGCCCGCCGAGGCGTACGATATCGTCGGCGGCTGCGACCCGAGGTTTCTTGGCTGGGGCGGGGAAGACGTCGCATTCATGCGCGCGGTAGACACCCTGTACTGCAAGCATAAGACCACGCGGAACCAGGTGCTCCACCTCTGGCACCCGATCGTGAAGACCGAATGGAACCTCCGGATGTGGGAGGGCCAGTCCAGCGCCCGGGACAATGACGCCCTGGCTAACCGGTACTACGCGGCATTCGGTGACCCGAAGCGCATGCGGAACCTCGTAGGGGAATACCATGTCGAGGATTGATTACCACCACGGCCGGGCGAACGCGGACTTCGAGACGGTGCAGCTCTCGAATGCCATGCGCGGGTGGAAGTCGAACTACGGGGACTTCGTGGACTACTACCGGCTGGACCCGGACGCCACGCAGTACGACGACGTGTACGAGGAAGTTCTTTCCGGCGGCCGGAAGTACAAGCCCGTGATTCGTCTGGGCTGCCTGCACGTCTCCCTGCTACAGGGAGAGAACGACTGGGACGACAAGGGCTTCTACTACAACGACGACATTCGCGCGCTGGTCCCTTACGAGATTTACACCGGCTCGGGCATGCCATTGGCGGACATGGACACCGGGGCGTACGAGCTTGACCGTATCGTGTACAAGCAGAAGGTCTTCCGCGTAGTGGAGATAAACGTGCGCGGGCAGATCGTTGAGCACCCGAACATCGTCGCGATCGACGCGACCCAGCTCAAGCCGGACGAGTTGCACGAAGATCCACTTTTGAAAATATATGAGGATATAGCACCATGAGTCACCGTAATGAGTTCATGAGTTTGGAGATACTAGAAAAGTTCACCAAACCCGAAGGTGCCTGTAACCTCTGGACAGGACCAGTTAGCAATTGCGGCGATCCCCGATGGTACGCCGTAAACATGCACGAGCACGGTGCCAGTGTTAAGTGTTGGTACGTGTCAGAAGTCCTCGGCATTGAGCGACCCAAGGGCATGAAGATCTATTCATCTTGCCGAAATAAGATGTGCCTCGCGGAAGATCATATCCGTGAGTTCATGCGCTATTGTCGTAACAAGCACGAGTACACACCAGAGAATACCGGCCACGACAAAGAGGGCACACGCTACTGCAAAGCCTGTAAGTACGCGTACCAGAAGCGGCACTACTACGGCCTGGAAGAGGCAACGTTCAACCAGATGCTTATTGATCAGGGCTTCACCTGTAAAATTTGCAAACGTCCTTTTGCGGGACAGCGCCCTCATCATATCGACCACGACCACGTAACCGGTCGCGTTAGAGGTATCCTGTGCGGGCAGTGCAACACCCTTCTCGGCATGGCGCATGACAACACGGCAATACTGGGGGCAGCGATCGGGTACCTGACCAACGCCGAGGACCCGCTGCTCGCGGTTTACGGGGAAGGTAACCTGGCCCCGTGAGCGCCCACGACAACATGAACCCGCAGCAGTTCATGTACCATGTGTCCCCGCATGCAACCCGGAAAAGCATAACGGATGAGGGGCTGGTTGCGGATTACGCCGAGGGCCCGTCAGCAGTTTACCTGAGCGCACAGCCCAGCAGTAAGAGCGGGCGACGCGGCTACGACACGTACAAGGTAGACACGTCAGGCCTGGATATCCTAACTGATCCACACGAAACGTGTCATGACCCTAAGTGTGAGTTCCGGCATACTAACTCGTATTACTCGCCAGATGATATCCCTCCTGAGCGACTGCAGAGGATTTGATGTCACGTATTGAGTTCGGGCCCGCCTTACCAGAGGGGGAAAGCCCGGCGATACAATGAGGGAGGGGCCATCCCGTGCGAGGACGCTCCGCATGCTGACTACTTGCCCATAAAGGAACGAGACTGATGTCAAGGTCTTCGCAGTACGTGAACACGAATCCCGGCGCTGATGCCGACCGCGCGCGTACCGCAGAGTTTCTTCAGGGGCTAAAGGATTCCCAGCACGACCAGCGTGTCCGGATGGCTGAGACTGTCGCCATCCTGGCAGCGGTGAACCTCTACGGACGCTACCGTAACGCCAAGCGGGTGAAGTAATGCCCTGGCTGATGAACGAGGATGCCGCGCTGAAGTACCAGCTTCAGGGGATTACCGTCTTCGACCAGAACTCCGGATCGAGCGGTCGGCCGGTTAAGGTCCGTTACCGTTCTCCCGAGGACGAGGTAGCGAAGTTCACTCCCCCGATTATCCTTATCGAGATGCCGCAGCTTTCCATTGCCTGGGAACGCGCGCACATGGGGCAGATTAATCTTCCTTACGTTCCTGAGGGCGCAGACTCAACCAGTGTCCCGGCCCAGTGGCAGGCGGCATTCGCGGCTGCTGACGGAGCGTACGATCCCACACTGTCCCCGTACAGCACCTGGAGCCCGACTCCCTATAACATCGATTACCAGGTGACGGTCTACGCGCGCATGGCGCGGGAGCACCTGATGCCCATCATGGCGACGCTGGAGCAGGACACCTACCTGGGCCGATTCGCAAAGCTTGTCATCCCGCAGACGAATACATTCGAGCGCGTCACCAGGATGGCAGGCCCGTTCCGGGACTACCAGAAAGACGAGAAGGGTAAGCGCCTGTTCCGGGCGACGTACTCAATTCGCGTCGCAACAGAACTAGTTGGGCCAGTTACCGACATGACCGGCGGCGGCCCGTTCGGTCCGGTCACGTCACTAAACCTGTCCATCTCGTACGGATTTTCCAAGTCAGAACTTACTCCTTACTACAATGAGAATGATCTGAGTCTGGAAGATGTAACCGAAGCAGTCGGCCTCGTCGGGTCTAGGACACCCATCGGCTGGAATAGCGATTAAGGTCAAGGAGAAAGAATGACCACTTACGGACGTCCCGGTACTTACGTTACCGAGATCCTTCCTCCGCTGACGCCGATTAACTCGACGTTCGGTGGCTCTCTTCCGGTCCTGGTGGCGGCTCACCCGCGCGGTCCGGTGTCCCCTACGCTCGTTAGCTCGTGGGCCCAGTTCACCCGGTTGTACGGAACGTACGCGGACGCGCCCGGGAGCATTCTCCCGTTCGCGGTCTCCGAGTTCTTCAGCAACAACGGATCGTCTCTGTACGTCCTGCGCGTTGCGAACTCCGATGCCGTCGCGGCGGTCCTGGACCTACAGGACGTGGAGAACGACAGCCCCGGTGCCCTTCAGCTTACCGCCGCGAACCCCGGTACCTGGGGTAACCGGCTGGCGGTTCAGGTCACCACGACTGGGACGGCGGGAGCCTTTACGCTTTCCGTTTACCTGTCGGACAGCACCACGAACGTGCTCTCCCTGGTGGAGACCTTCCCGTCTCTTAGCATGGACCCGTCGAACCAGCGTTACTGCGTTCCCATTCTGAATGCCCCCGCTTCAGGTTCGCAGTTCATCACGGCCAAGAACCTGCTGAGTTCGTACACCGCCGGGGAATCTGACCTGGTGGCCACCTCCGGAACTGTGCCCCTGGCATCAGGTGCGAACGGCACGAACACCTCGAACGTGGATACCGCCGTGGTTACCGCCGCGCTCGACAGCATTCCCGACCAGGTTATGGCCGTGAACCTTCCTGGTGTCTCGGACGTCCCCACCCTGTCCAGCATGATTTCCTGGGCTGAGGCGGCTGGTGACAAGATCATCGTCTGTGACGGTCCAGCCCCTGACCCGAGCGCCGTGTCCGAGACCGGGTACTCGGCTGTTGTCGTCTCGAATTACATCTCGATGGTGCAGTCAGGCAGCCCGTCTCTTCCCGACAGCTCGCATGGCGTGATCTACGCACCGTGGCTGCTCACCCGGGACCCGTCCTCCTCGGTCACCGGGGCGACCCGGTACCTGCCCCCGGGCCCGGCGGTTCTGGCGAAGTACCAGACGACCGATGCCACGGTCGGCCCCTGGAAGACTCCGGCGGGACTTAACACGGTGCTCGGCGGGGTCCTGGCTCTGGAGACCGCGTTCTCCGGGGCGCAGCTCGACACCCTGAACCTAGCCAAAGTGAATGCCATTAAGTCGCTGCCGAATACCGGCTTCGTGATTTATGGCGGCCACACACTCGCGACGGGGTACCCGGACACGTTCCTGTCGGTTCGCCGTCAGCTCATGTCAATCGAGCACGATCTTCGGGAGCTATTCCAGTTCGCGATCTTCGAGCCGAACGGTCCACTGCTGTGGGCGCAAATCGAAAGCGTCGGTAACAACTACCTGAACCAGCAGTTCCAGGTGCACGCCCTTGGCGGGAATACTCCGACAGAGGCGTACCACATCGTGTGTGACAGCACGAATAACACGCCAGCCATCGCGCAGTCTGGCCTGTGCACCGTCGACATCGGCGTGGCACTCCTGAGCCCGGCGGAATTCCTCCAGCTCAACATCACGCTAACCACCGGCACCTCAGCCTGATAAGGGAGCTTCGGAATGATTACCCAGAAGTCATCGCTTTCGAGCCCCGCCACCGACCCTCTCCGGAACTTCAAGTGGCAGCTCATTTTCCGACCGACCACCGGCCCGGCGGTGCCAATGATGGCAATGACCCTCGGCGGCCTTTCCGGAACCATCGACACGATCCCGTACCGTGAGGGCGGGTATAACATCGTCACCCAGAAGATGCCCGGCCAGGCGGACTTCGGTCCCCTGACCATTACCAAGGGCGTCATGGTCGGCCCGCAATTCCAGATCGACTGGTTCGCCCAGTTGTTCACGGTTCTGCAGGGGACCGGCGGCCAGGCGGCCGGACAGGACTTCCGCATGACGGTTGACGTCCTGGTCATCGACCACCCGGTCACCGCCGCATCGGCCCCGGTTAAGGCGGCGTTCACGGTTTACCGCGCGTGGCCGACTGCCCTGGCGTTCGGGGACCTTGACGCTGGCGCGAACCAGCTCCTGATTTCCCAGATGACGCTGGCGCACGAGGGCTTCACGCCGTCGATCGCGTCCGCTGTCGGGAACTCTGAGGCCTCCTACTCCTGATCCAACACCTAGTAGACTGGGAGCCGGAATACAACCGGCTCCCTTTTCGTAGCATGATTCGAGGAACACATGACTGACGCTCCCCTCTCTTCCGTTGACCCGATGCTGGCCGCTGCGGCTGTGTCGGCAAAGTTCGATGATGCGAAGACGGAATTCCCAGAGGCTCCAGTAGAGGACGAGTCCGATCTCGTTGAACTTCCCGGCGGCCTGGTTAAGGGCGAGAATACTTACCGGACGGCGCAGGTTCGCGAGCTTAACGGCGAGCACGAGGAGAAGATCTTCCGGGCACTGCAGTCGCGCAATAGCGCGCACATCCGCTCGGTCATCCTGGAGTGCGGCGTGGTCCGCCTGGGGGAACTCAGTGAGGATGACTCCCGTAAGCTCCTTCCCGAGCTGCTCATCGGTGACCGGGACCAGCTCCTGCTAGGCATCCGGAACCTTACGTACGACGACGCGGTGGACGTCTCCGCGTGGGCCTGCCCCGAATGCGGTGAGCCGATGGACCTCAAGCTGAACATTCGCGAGGACATCGAGGTTAAGAAGCTCAGGGACCCGGCCAAGGAGACCTACTTCGATGTTGAACTCCGGCATGGTAAGAAGGCCGTGGTGAAGCTCCCGAACGGAGCCGACCAGATGCGTGTCGGAGAGGGCAGTGACCACACTGTCGCGGAGCGAAACTCCATTCTTCTCCAGCAGTGCGTGACCGAAGTCGACGCCCCGGACGGCACCAAGACCATGATCGCCATGTTCCCCGGCTACGTCAAGGGACTGGGCATGAAGGACCGGCGGACGATCCTGGAAGAGATTGTCAAACGCCAGCCGGGACCGCAGTATACTTCAATTAAGATCACCCACGATAGCTGCGGTAAGGAGGTCACACTAGCTCTCGACCTAGTGGACCTGTTTCTCGGCTAAAGTGACGACGGCGCACGATAAGTACCAAGACTTCGGAGCAATACACCTTACATTCCCCGGCTGGACACCACGCGATATCGGGGCATTGACCGTTAAGAAGCGACGGTACTACGCCCAGTGGTCCCTCGCACGATGGGAACGGATGAATACCAATGCCTGAGCCAGATGCCAGTGGTCTTGGTGATCCGTCCTTCGATGCGAATAATGACTCCTTTGGCAGCACCGGGCACGTACAAGTCCTAGGTACGAACCAGCTTCAGGCTGCCATCGATAAGTTCGAAGCTGCCGTCAGCAAGCTCAGCGCGCTGTACGACAAGGCTGCTAGCACGATGCCCTCAGGCGTCTCAGGGAGCGGCTCTCGCAGCGCGAACAATAATGCGGGTGGTGCGAGCTTCGGAAACTCTGCGCAGGGCTCTCAGAGCGGCGTAGGTACCTTCCTGAGGGGTATGGGCAACGCCTGGACCGGCGGGAAGTATCCCAGCGCGTCATCCGGCCAGGGTGGGGGCCAGGGTGGGGGCCAGGGTGGGGGCCAGGGTGGCAGCGGATTCATGGGGCAGTTCTCCGTGGCCGGGCAGCCGTCCGGTGCTCCCGGTGGCGCGGGCGGCCAAGGCGGGGGCGACCAAGGCGGGGGCGGCACTAGCGGCTGGTCCAAGATCGGAACCGGGTTTATAGCGGCGACCGCTGCTATCAGTAGCTTCGGTACCGGGCGCATGGCGGACAGTACCGCCATGACAAACATGACCTGGCAAGGTAACCTGATAAACGGTGGCGGCTGGGCCGGAGCGCAGGCACAGCGTCGCGGTGCATTCGGTGGCGGCGGGGTCGGCCTGAACAATGCGGCATTGAATGCCCAGGACGCGGCTACCGGCTACTCCACTATGCAGCAGTGGTCGGGTTCCTCGGTACCGTATTCGGTCGGGGCGGGCAACCAGGTAACGTACGGGAACGGGATGGGCAGGGCCCTGTTCGGGGCGGCCTCAAGCTTTAGTGCTTCGAATCCGGGACTTGGCTGGGGTGGTTCCGTACAGGCGGCGACCTCACTTTATAACCCGCAGATGTCCATGCGGATGATGCAGCTCGGTTACAAGTCGACGCCGTTGAACATGGGCGGGCGCTCCCCAAGCTCAATGGGCTCCGTTGTCGGTGGCATGGTCCAGCGCATGTTCCCCGGGCAGACGAATAAGCAGGGCGCGGTTAACCCCAAGAACCTTGCGGCGTCACTGGCACCGGGTCAGGTTGGCTACGAGAACCTGGCTTCCCTGGGAATGTCACCTGACCAGATCAGTCAGATGACGCAGATGATGGAGTCCTATAACACGGTCTCCAGTAAAACTGGCAAGAACATGGGACAGGTACAGTCCCTGTTCCAGCAGTACTACTCCGGGGACAAGGGCGCGAAGGGAACACTTAGCAAGATCCTGGGCCCGAACATCCTGCAGTCCCTGAAGACTGCGCAGGCATCGCAGACCGGGCAGACAGCGGACGTTAACACCCAGTTCGCCCAGGGTGTCGACAAGGCGGCCCAGAGTCTGGCGAAATTCAATAACGTACTGGACCGGCTGCTCAATGACCCGATCCTAAAGCAGCTTGTCGGGTACGGCGGCGGTGCATCGGGAGCGTTCGGTGCCCTGACCAGCGGGGCTAGCCTTGGTGCCGGTGCCTTTGGTGCGAGTAAACTCCTCGGCATGCTCGGCAAGGGCGGCGGCGGGGCGGCCGGAGGCCTTGGCAAGCTCCTGGGCATGGGCGGGGGAGACGCCGCTGCCGGTGCCGGTGCTGGCGAGTCAGTTGCTGGCGGGGGAGCGGCGGCTGGTATCGGTGCGGGGGCCGGTGCAGGCGGGGCACTCACCGTAAGCCTGATTGAATCGTACATCCTGAATAAGGTTGGCAAGGATCTCGGCAAGAAGCTAGGAACTGACAAGGGCGGGGCGGGCTCGAAGATCGGCAGCATTATCGCCGGAGCTTCGACGGCTGTCACCGGCCCGACCGGATTCCTCATCAAGGGCATATTCGGCGGTAACATGTTCGCTGAAGGCGGTCGGGTAGAGCACGGACAGCCAGGAGTAGATGACCAGCCAGCTATGTTGCAGAAGGGCGAGGTCGTTCTTAATCCCCGTGCAGCGCAGCGTGCCGGTTATGCAAACCTTGACCGTCTGAACCGGGAGAACCCTAACCCTAGTGGCAAGACGTCAATGCGTAACGGGATTCTGCATGCCGCTGGAGGCGCGGCCATTCTTGCCGACGCGAAGAAGTACAACGGACACCGGTACGTTTTCGGTGGCCCGTCGAACCCGCAGGGCGGATGGGACTGCTCGTCGTTCGCTAGCTGGGTGCTCGGACACGACGAGGGCATGGCCCTGCCTGGCGGATCGTGGGCGTCCACCACGAATAGCGGAAAGTCCCACGGCGACGTGGCGGCATCATTCATCGGAATGCCTGGCGCGCACAAGGTCAGTAATAACGCGGCCGACATTCAGGCCGGTGACATTCTCGTCTGGCCGACCCACGTTGGATTCGGTGTTGGCCCGGGAACGATGTTCTCTGCTTATGACACCGCAAGCGGCACCCTGCAGACTGCCAAGGACATGCATAACGCAGGCGGTCCCGGTGGTGAGAAGCTCACCATTATGCGGATCGGAGCCGGAGGCGGGGTCGGCGCTACCGCCGGAAGCGCAGGAAGCTCCACGTCCTCGTCGGCCACACAGTCCAGCACCTCCCAGTCAATGGGCGGCGCGGGCGGCAGCAGCCCCACGTCCACGTCCGAGGCGGACAATGTAATGTCAGCCCTAGGCGGGTCTGCTGCCGGGATTAGCAGCAGTTCTCCGAATACCACTGCAACAGCGGCCAGCAATGGTGGTGGTGGCGGTAGCGGGTCGACAGCCGTTCCGGGTGGTTCCGGTGCAATGGGCGTTGACGCGCTCGCTAAGTACCTCCTAAAGGCCGGGTACTCGAAGCCTGCGGCTGCGGCTGCGGCCGGTGTCGCTGGCGGCGAGGGCACGGGTGCTATGCCGGAAGTCACCGGCTCGAACGGTGCTGGCCTTATCGGATGGACTCCTCCGTCTGCAATGGTTAAGTACGGTGGCACCTGCGCCGCTGCGGGCATTGGGCACAATAGTCCCGCCGTTGACATGGCTAACCAGGAGCAGGCCATGGTCAAGTGGATGAGGGCCTTTGGCTGGCCACCGCCGCAGAACAAGTACCCGAACTCGCTGGCTGGTGCCATGCAAGCGGCTTATGCCGCGTCCGCTGCCTACGAGCGTCCGGCGGTTGCCGGTTCGGACGTGCACTCGAACTGGATCACCCAGGCCTGGAATGCGGTGGCGAAGCTCGGTACCGGTGGCACGGTCCTGCGTGACGGGCCGGTCATTGTTGGTGATCGCGGGCCGGAGGTTATGAACCTTCCCGCCGGAACGCACGTCTCCAGCGCTGCTAGGTCGCGCGTTAACGGTGCCCAGGGCGTCGCCCAAGGTCCCTGGCAAACGGCTGGATCGGCCCAGTCCGGCGGCGCTAACATCAACCTGAACTTCGGGGATATCGTCATTCAGGGCGCGCAAGACGGGACGCTGAACAAGCAGACCGTATCGAATTCGGTGCAGGAGATCTTCGCGGGAGTCAAGAAGATGATCGAGAACGACAAGGTAATCCAGGCTATCGCTAACGGAAGCAAGTGCGGGTGATTATGCCATGCCGATCCTGACTACCTCACCGTCCTCGGGTGCTAAGGCCCCAACGGTCAACCCTGCTACCGGCACCGTTAAGAATCCTGCGCCCGGTAAGGCGACCACCGCAAAGAATGCGACCGGCGCAGCGGCTACGTATTACGCCCAGCCAGTGTTCGACCCACGTATCTACTCTCTCGTGTACCCCATGCAGCAGTCGGATGCTACGGCTGCGACCAAGGGCGGGGCGTTTAACGGGGGACTAACACGCGGGGTCATGGTATGGGACACTCCGGTAACCCCGTACAAGCAGCGCGCGACAATGCAGTTCCTGTTTAACCCCACGACCGTCACGGCTAGCTATGCCATAGACGCCTTCGACGCGGCGACGTCTCTCATGTACCGAAGCCCGGCGGACACGGCGCAAGCTGCATTTGCTATGAACCAGTCGATCAGCTTCAGCTTGTTCTATGACCGGACGTTCGAGCTATGGGGCTCGTACACCGCTGCAGGCGTCCCACGGACCCAAACCATCGGGCCAACGGGTAAAACGAGCACAACGACAAAGGCCATCGTCCCGGGAGGCACCACTACCACGACGGGTGGCGATCCAATGGACCCGACTGTCTATGGTGTGAACGTAGATATTCTGGCCATGAAGCAGCTCACCGGTCAGTTCCTTACCTCGCTTGCCCCATCTGGATCGGGAGCGGCTGGTGCACCAGCTAATCCGAATGCCAACCCGGGACTATCGCAGCAGGGTGTTATGTGCATGATCCCGACGTGGGTCTACTTCGGTGCGCAGACGGGACTGGTGTACTACGGGTTCATCTCTGGCTTTAACGTCACCGTTACGCACTGGACCCAGTTCATGATTCCGATGCGTGCAGTTATCGACGTGTCCTTTAGCCTTCTTATTCCATCCGCCGCTCAGGCCCTGGGTCCGGGCTTCGCTAACTTCAGCGTACTTTCCCAGCTCATAGCAGGTACTTCCGCCGCTAATACAACCACCGGTAGTACGGCTGGAACGGCGGGGCGATGATTAATCAGTACAGCCGTTATGTTGATTCGGCACTCCTGAATGTCACGGTGAACAAGAAGACGCGAAAGGTCATCGTCCCGAGCCCGGCCCAGGCCTACAACATCACCTACCGGACGTACCTGGTTGCCGAATACGACACCCTCGACGGGCTGGCCGATCAGTTCTACGGGTCGGCCACCTTGTGGTGGAAGATCGCGGATGCCAATCCAGAGATACTTGACTGGCACACCCTGACGCCGAATATGAGCATCCGGATTCCGGTGACCGCGTAATGTCCACCGTCCCTGTTGGCCCGGTAGTCTTCTCAGCGACCGTTAACGGATTAGAGTCCCCGAACACGCCGCTGGACTACGAGCTGCACCAGGAATGGGGCAAGCACGACCTGTTCTTTGTCAGGCTCGTTGTTAAGAAGGGCCTGTCCTACACTCACCTCCTCCAAGCTTGGCCAGATGATTCTGCCGTTGACCTAACCTGGGGTAGGTACCCGACCTCCGTGCAACACTGGTACGGTTACATAAACCACCATGTGGTGAGCACGAACGACGACGCGTCCGGACAGAATGTTCAGATAACCTACGTGTTCATCGGGACAAGCGCGAAGATGAACGGGGACAAGAACCGGTCGTGGAAGGGCTACACCCCGACGTCCATGGCCAGCGTGATTGCCCGCGATCATTCCCTTCGTTGTGTTGTGACTTCCACTGACTGGGTTCTCCCCTACGAGGTGCAGGCAAACGAATCCGACTTCCAGTTTCTGAACCGTATCGCAGATAAAGTCGGCATGCGGTTCTGGGTTTCCGGCGGGACGCTGTACTTCATTGACCCGGTTGCCCTTCTTTCCGGCGCGAGTAACTTCTTCATCCCGCAGTACGTCATTAACAAGCAAGCGTACACTCAAGACTCGGCAATGAATTTCGAGTTGCTACAAGGTAACTACATTCCCGGAGCCAATAAGATGGCCCGGACAGTATACGGAGTCGACACGACCACGGGCCAGGTAATCCAGGCAACGGCGGACGGGGCCACCTCGACGGATCAGATCATTAACATACACCGAAACGTCACCTCGGCCAAGGAAGCTAAGCAGATAGCTAACGCCTCACAGTCCCTCGGACAGTTCTGGCGTACGGGATCAGTTGAAGTCTTCGGGTACAGTTTGCTATACCCAGGTAAGATGGTGAACCTTTCAGGCGCAGCCATGCCAGACAATACCGCTGGGAACTGGATGGTATCAAAGGCCACGCACATCCTGAAGATGTCGTATAACCCGAACCCGGTGAACGACCAGTACATTACACGGCTGACCATCTTGTCGAATGCAACAGCGTCTATACCCTTTGTGAAGGGTGTGCATAAGATCAGTCCGGAGATTATGCCATGTACCCTGCGTTCCGGTACGTGGCAGGCACAGATGCTTAACACGGTTATCGAGGGCGTAATCTGATGACTAACTTGGTTCCACAATGGTTCGGTACGTATACCGCGACGGTGGCTAGGTCCCGCGCGGATAACTACCTTGAGCTTTACATTCCGCAGGTACTGGGGACCGCCCTGTCGAACTGGGCTGTTCCCGTTGGATCATGGACGGGGACACCGCCCCTTCCGGGTACCGTGGTATACGTTACGTTTACCGGTGGGGACATTAACCAGCCCGTATGGATGCCAAAGTCCGGCCTTCTCCAAGGTGCGTACCCAGGTGACGCGACCGAAGTTCTTCACGGTGACGGCTCCTGGGGCGCTTCGGTTGGACCGAAGGGCGCTACTGGTGCGCAGGGTCCTGCCGGGGCCGCAGGGCCTCCTGGAGCCACGGGACCGCAAGGGAACACCGGACCACAAGGACCGGCTGGCCCTACAGGTACAACGGGCGCAACGGGCGCTCCAGGGGCTACTGGCGCAACAGGTCCCACCGGACCAACGGGGCCCACGGGGGCGACCGGCGCGACGGGACCGCAGGGTCCGGCTGGCGGGGCTGGTACGACCAACATTGACGGCGGGGACCCTTCTAGCACGTTTCTGCCTGGCGGTATTCTCGATGGGGGAACTCCCTGATGTCTCAGCAAATTCAGATTCGGCGTGGTACGGCAGCGGCTTGGACGAGTGCTAATCCAGTCCTCGCTCAGGGTGAGTTCGGGTTCGAGTATGACACCACGAAGGTAAAGCTCGGTGACGGAACAACTCACTGGACCTCCCTCGCGTACTTCACCGCCGGGCTGACTTACACTGATGTCGGCGCGGACGCGGCGGGAGCGGCTGCCGCCGTCCTGGCTACGTCCCTGCAGAAGGCCAGTAATCTTTCCGACGTAGCGAGTGCTAGCACAGCCAGGACGAACCTCGGCCTTGGGTCCGCAGCCGTAGCAGCGATTGACGCCACATCTGGGGACATCACTGTATCGGCAGCCGGAGATTCCCAGGCGGCCGGGGCGACCGGAAAAGTCGCGGACGCCGGGCATAAGCACGGACGGGAAGCCTTTGGCTCAGTGACCGCGCAGACTTCATACGGCTCCTCCAGCGGGAACGGGGCCGCAGCCACCCTAGCGCGCTCCGATCACACGCACGGTACCCCGGCCTTGAACTCCACCGCCGGGACTATCACGTGGCCCGGTACGCAAGCCGCTGGATCGACCGGCCAGGCGGCGGACGCTGGACACGTTCACCCGGCCGAACTCGGCTGGTACAACGTAAAGCATTACGGCGCGGTCGGTAACGGCTCGACGGATGACACCACCGCAGTTCAGGCGGCGATTAATGCCACGGCAGCTACGGGTGGCGTCGTGTACTTCCCACGCGGGGTTTACAAGATCACCGCTGGACTGACGTACAACAGCAGCGGTGTGTACGCGGTGGCATTCCGAGGAGACAATGCCTCCGGTGGGACGGCAGACGGGTCGGTAATCGCCTTCACCCCCGGGTCGACTCCGTACGTGGCGGTGAAGATCACGAACGCCTACATGTCGTACATGGACCACCTTACAATTTGCGGCGCGTTCGGGTCTTCGATGTCGCAGACGGGCGGCTGGACTGGCCTGGAAGTGGATAACTCCGTATTCCGTATGGACAACTGCCAGATCGGTTCCTTCGCAATCAGCACCGGAGCTAGTGCACCGACGACTGGCTTCGCCTGTAATGTCGACGCTTACATCACGAATTCCACAATCTGCGGACAGCAGTTCGGTCTTGTGCAGATGGGTAACTCTCCCGGACTGGTGACTGAGAACACCCTGTTCATGGCTGCCGCTGGTAACGGGTCCGCATGCGTGAAGATGGATGCGAACGGCATAAACAACAGCTCCGGATCACTCCTGATGTCGAACTCTTTCACGGGGGGAGGAGACTACGGATTCCAGATGACGTCGCAGACGCCCGGCGTGGTTTACCCGGTATTCGCGACGTTCAATAATGTCGGCCTGAATAACTGCGCGGTCGCCATGATGGACTTTGTGTACGGCGGGCAGATCTTTGGCAATGGCATCTGGACCACGAACAACGGCGGGGCGGCCGGAACGCTAACCCATGGTCTACATTTCCACTCCACCTTCCAGGGTGGGGTCTACCTGGTCGACACGAACATCGGTGCCTTTTCTGGCCATGGTCTCTGGATTGAGGGGGGGTTCGGGTACACGATTACCGGTCTGAACATCGGTGACTGCGGGTACAGCACTACCACGAATACCTATGACGATATCCATATCACATCAGGAGTAAGCCGGGTTACCCTCTCGAACATAAACTTCGACACGGACCCGTGGACTGGTCTGAATGCCAGCCCGGCCCGATCGGGGCTGTATATCGAGAACGGCGTAACGAACTATCAGGTCAGCAACTGCACCGCAGTGGCGTCGGGATATGCCACGGCGACGTGCATCGACCTGAATCCGAATGCCAGCCACTACCGGAACAATATCAACATACCGAACTCGGGAACAGTATCCTATTCCAGCATTCCCCATCTTATCGGGACTGCCGCAGTGAGCACCGGGGCCACCTCCGGCGCGGTCGGAACGACGAGCGAAGCTGTGCCAGTCGGCCAGGCGGTGAACGTCATGTTCATTGCCTCAGCCTCGACCACATTTACGGTTAGTGATTCGCACAGCAATACGTACACGCAGATCTCGGCTCAGCAGCTAGGTTCCAGTGGCAAGTACATGTACATGTTCGCGTCCCCGGTTACCACGGCGATTCCGGCCTCCACTGCAATTACAGCCACGTCCAGCACGTCCACCACCTGGGAATCGGCAATCTACACCGTGCCACTGGGGACACAGTGCTATCTCGCCGGGGCGGCAGGAGGTACGGGTACCTCAGTCTCCGTTACACTCTCGAACCTTCGTCCGAACTCTGTGCTGGTATCGCACTTCGGGAATGCCGGAAACGTAAACATCACGACCTGGGGCCCTAACTGGACTAACTGGTCCTCAACCTTTGGTGTAAATAGCCTGGTCGACAACTTTCAGTACATCCAGCCGAAGGACCTCACCAGCACAACCGTTACCGCCGCATTTGCCGGGAGCCAGAGCTGGTCCGCTGTGGTCGTGGGCTTCGCCGTCCCGGTGCCGGACACGGTACAGACTGCCGCTATCGATACTGTTGCCGGGGATATCGCGGCCCTTGGAACGCAGGCGGCCGGAGCCACCGGAAAGCTAGCAGACGCGGGTCACGTGCACCCAATCGGAACTGTTTCGTCGCAGACCACGACGTACACCGTCCTAGCTACCGACCGAACTGTCCTGGCCGACGCCACAAGCAGTGCGTTTACCGTTACCCTTCCGACTGCGGTCGGCTGCACCGGGCGTATCTACACCGTCATCAAGAAGGATAGTGCAGCGCATACGGTTACCGTGGGCACCACAAGCAGCCAGACAATCAACGGAAGCACGACCTACACCGGACTGACCGCGCAGTACAACCGGGTCACTGTTCAGAGTGACGGATCAAACTGGTGGATTCTTAATACGTAACTCACCCGGACGCACCCGATCCTGATAGACTGAAGGAGACCATGAGCATTGAGATACTGATCCCGTTCGCACTGGACCCTATCACCGGAAAAGTCATGCAGACCTCGGACCCGGATGTCCAGCAGATGCAGCATGTCTCAAGCCTGGTAACGACTCAGCCCGGGGAGCGGGTCATGCACCCGGACTACGGCATTCCCTTGTCGTCCTATGTTTTCCAGCCGGGAGCGAATACCGTGGCGCAGGAGATCAGGACCGACGTTACCCAGCAAGTCATGCAATGGGAGCCGGGTATTCAGATCGTTAAGATCACCCCTGAGGGTGATGATAACTTCGGCGTGGCCCGGGTCGACGTGGACTTCGAGACCGCACCGGAGTCAACCGGGTACGTCCAGACAGCCACGGTTCACATAGGAGGCACCGTTTCATGAGTACATCACAGCTTCCTCTGCCATCGCAGTACCCGGTACTTGCCGTACCGACAAGCATTGACTACACCAGCAAGGACTTCACGGCACTGGTGCAGGACATGCTGACGTACGCGGCGCAGGCGATGCCGGACTGGCATCCCGGCAGTGAGGGCGACTTCGGCCTGGTGATGGTAGAGCTTATGGCGTACATGGGAGATCTCCTCTCCTATTACGGCGACCGCTTGTCCCAGGAGGCGTACCTTCCCACAGCAACCCAGCGGCTCTCTGTTCTGAATATCGCACAGCTTCTGAACTACGTTCCGTTCGGTGCCCTCCCCGCATCCGGGACGGTTACCCTTACCACGCCCCCGGGGGGCACGTCAGTGACCGTTCCGGCCGGTACGCAGATGTCCTCAACGAATATTCCGGACGGGCTAACGGAACCACCGATCTTCGAAACCAATGCGGACGTGACCATCGCCGGGAATGGCGGGACCGGAACTGTACAGGTCACCCAGGGCATCACCTACACGATGGTTCAGCTCGGTACCAGTGATGGCACGCCGGGGCAGACGTTCTCTATCCCGCAGCTCCAGGCGCAGAACGATAGTGTCAAGGTCTTCGTGGACGGTGCTAATCCCGGGACCCCCGATGCATGGAACCAGATTGATTTCCTGATAGACGCGAGCGCGGGGGATGAATCTTACGTAGTCGGAACGGACCAGTCCGGGGTTACCTGGATCACCTTCGGGGACGGGCAGAACGGATTGATTCCCGGGGTTGGCCTTAGTATATGGGCAACCTACCGGGTAGTGTCCGGTGCCGCTGGTAACCTTCCCGCCGGGTCCGTGAGCACCATCACTAGTCCAGTGTCTGGTGTGAACATCGCGCTGCTTCCTGATGGTACGACGCCGAACACAACTGCAATGACCGGCGGCTCCGATCCTGAGTCAACCGAGTCCATCCGGGCGAACGCCGGACAGGCATTCCGAGCACAGCAGCGGGCGGTGTCCGTGCAGGACTACAACGACCTGGCCCTGAACGTGCCAGGTGTTACCATGGTGAATGCCGTGGCCCAGCATTCAACCAGCGTCGTGCTCTACGTGGCCGGGCCGAACTACCAGGGGCCCGGTCCCGCGCTTACGGATGCGGTGCTGAATTACTTCGCGGACAAGACGGTGAACGGGACAACCCTTAGCGTCGTGCCCCCGGCCGTCATCCCGATTGACGTCGGTACTTCGGGGCAGCCAGTGCAACTCACCGTGAAGGACGGGTTCGCGCAGGCTAACGTCGTCACGAGGGTGACTACCGCGTTGCAGGCCCTGTTCTCTCCACCGAACATCTCGTTCGGTCAGCTACTTACCATCTCGGCTGCCTACGAGGCTATCCTGGCGGTTGACGGGGTGGCATACTGCATCATCCCCGTGTTCACCCGGGAGGACACCACGCAGGCAAACACGAATTCAATTCAGCTACGGCCAAGTGAATTCGCATCTCCAGGAGCCATTCACCTCACAGTCCAAGGCGGGTTCACGTCATGACCACTAACCCGGTGTACCCGAAGTCAATTCTTCCGTGGTCCGACCGCGTGGATGACGTTGATGTTGTCCGCGCGAATGACCCTAACAGCCTCGCGGCGGATGTCATTGCCATTGAGGACACGCTCGGCGTCATGCCCCAGCAGATGAAGGCACCGATGCTTGGCAACCCGGTGAACTTCGTTAACGTCGACCAGCGCCTGGATTACCTGTCTTCCGGGCAGAACATCCCGATCGCGCAGCTCTACAACACGACCGGCATGCAGGTCGCCGGAGCGCAGGGCCCCGGAACTAACTACGGCATGTACAACAGCTACCAGGTGGCCCAGGACCCGTTCGCCGCTGCCGGTCAGCCGATGTACAACGGGTCAGACATCACCATGCCCGTCACTGCCTGGTGCAGCATCGACTCGAACCAGTTCTGGGAGTGGTGGTCTAACGGCTACTCCGGCATGGGACTTTACGTCGGCGGGAACCTAGTCGATTACGATAAGTGGGACTGGGGATTCCCGGGGAACTACCCGGGTGGCTTGTGGCGTCTGCACAATCCGGTACGACCGGCCTGCACGCACGTCCACTGGGAGGGCGTCGTTAACCAGGGTGATCGCATTCGCGTGGTGTCCGAGAACGGGGCTAACTTCCCGGATAACTCCCGGGCCTACCAAATGAACCTGTCGGTGACCATTCTGCGTACGACCCCGTGGGACTACCATCAGGTGCCTTTCAATCCAACTGTTCAGGTCCCCGGTCCAGCTCAGGTTTCCCAGTATGCGCCGCCGCCGAACATGAGTGCCGCTGTTACAGCCGGGCAGATCGTAGCTAGCTGGGATATGTTCCCGCTAAATTACCCGCAGCCGTCCAACTATAACGTCGCCGTGTATGGCCTGGGGTCCACCGCGCCGCTGGTGTACTACACCACCGTGCCGACCCCCGCAACATTCGGACGCATGTCCTGGACTGTTACCCCCCTCCCCACTGGCGTATCGTATCGCGTGGTCGTATGGGCATCGGGCGGCATTGCCCCCCCTCGTACGGCAACACTTTATATCGGAACCTGATAGCGCCCTGGTGAAGGTGGTGTAGCAGTGTCGGTTTACGGGATATCTTCCTACGATCAGTCCATTTACGGGCTGGATCGTTATCCTGCCTATTCCGTCGAGCCGTTTACCGCGCGGTCGGTTAACTATGGCACGCTTCAAGTCACCTGGACGAAGCCATCAGGTTCCATTTTCCGGTACCGGCTGCTCGCTAACCGGTACGGATACCCGGTAAATGAGACTGACGGAACGGTGCTGTTCGATTCCACCACGTACCCCGGTTCCTCCTACGTGGATACCTCGGTCATCGCCGGGACGTACCACTACTACGGGTTCTACGTTCTTGTCGACGTCACGAATAACATCTGGATTCGCAGCGGAGTCTCCGGTTGCCTGGCCGTTAAGGATTACGGTTCGAGCAATGACATGTGGAACCGTCTGCCCGAGCACTTCCGAACTCTGCCGGAAACCGGTGGCGAGCTAACCGGGGACGCGGCTGGTAACCCGTACCTCAAGCAGTTCGTGAACGTCCTGGGGTACAGCGCCGACTACCTGCGCACGCAGTACGGAATGCTGGCCGAGCACTATAACGACCCGATGGTCATCCCGATTGACGACCTCTGGAATCTAGCGGCCGAGGTCGGACTTCATTTCTCCCCTGAGCTGCCCGCCTACACGATCCGAAAGGCAGTCGCAAACCAGGCCCATGTCTGTCGTGAAGGGGGGACGACCCAGGGTATCGGGAATGAGATTATCATCCGCACCGGATGGGCAGCCGATATCACGACCGGCCCAAACCTTATGCTTGAGGACGACCAGTCGACATTCATCCACCCGATCTTCACCCCGTATTCCCCTTACCGGTACTACTACATCGGGGATTACGTCTGGACCGGAGCACCGGTCCTGTCCCGGCAGTGGCCCGGCCTTGGTTTCTGGTACCAGTGCATTAGTCCTTGCCAGGGAATCGACCCCACGGGGGTTGTCACCCAGAGCGCGAACTGGAAAGTCGTAAAGGACGCGGACGATACCACCCTGCATACCCTGTTGAACTCCGGCACGGGCTTTCCCAGTACCTGGGAAGCCGTGGATATTAGCGCGACGTCTGGCTTGCCAACTGCCGGGTCACTAATCCAGGGCCTAGGGGTAAAAAACCTCCCGGGTACAGGTAACGCCTGGAATAGCCTGCGGTTGAAGAACACGGCGGCCAGTTCAAAGACTCTCATCATTCGTAGTGCAGCCCGGCAGCCAAGCCAAGTTACCGGAGCCCCGTGGGCAGTCGATCCGCAGAGCGCCGTACAGGATGCGGTGCCCGTTCCGTACGTTCGGGACTCACAGCAGTGGAGCCCCGCTATTCGGTACGGCACCGGAGACATAGTGCTCTGCCAGGGGCAGCCGTTCACGGCGCTGCGTGCCTCAACCGGTATCCGTCCGCCCGCGAACAATATAGCAACACCGGAGTGGGCCCCCCTGTCTGAGTCGCGGCGTATCAGGATTGCGGCGAGCGGGTACATCAGTGACAACATGACCGGTACAGGCAATCCGGTAAAGGTAAACCCATGCATGGAATGGTATGACGCCACCGGAAACTTCATCACCCGGGTCACCGCACGGAACACGTCAACAACCGGTAACCCGAGTAAACCAGATAACTTTGTGTTTGACTCCTTTACCGGGTCAAGCCGAGTCTTCAATGTACAGGGTAACAATACGGCTCCCATTGGCCCCTGGCAGGCCACGTACTGGCAGAACCAGACTCTAACTGGGACGCCGGTCGGAAGCCAGTCAGTTCCGAATGTGAACTTCAGCCTCGACGGGACGACCTCCCTGTTCCCGAGCCTGGCCAACACCGGATGGTCCGCTAGCTGGGTAACGCGCTTCCTCCCACCGTCGACCGGCAACTATACCTTCTCCCTGAAGGGACTCGGCGGGGGGACGCGCCTGCTCATTAACGGCATCCCCGTGATCAATGCATGGGCGGGCACCCCGACCAGCCTGACGTCTGCCACCATCCAGCTTCCAGGAGGAAGCCCGGTGACAGTCGAAGTCGACTATGTGGCCCCGGCCTACACCCAGGGCAGCGGGAGCACGCCGAACCTTATTGCCATTCCGAACCCCGTATCGACAGGTTCAACGAACTATACCTTCCCGGCGCTCCCTGTGATTCCCGGCATCGAGTACGGTTTCGGGTTTACCGCTCCGGGGTTCATCGGGGCAACCATCACCTGGTACGGACCGAACAGTAACCAGCCGATAGGAACTACCCAGTTCGCCCGGCAGGCGGGACAGCCCGGTATCCGGTCGACCGCGACCGTCCCAGCCGGTGCCACCTCGGCATCCGTCACAATCGGTGCGGACGCGTCTCCTATTAATGTGTCGGCCTACTTTCTCATGGCCACTGGTGCCCCCGTCGCATCGGGGCTTACTGTGACGAGCCAGGTTACGTTTACCCCGACGACTAGCCTGCTGAATACTAATACCCTGACCGGACGGACCACTGATGATAACCTATTGGCCTGGCAGACCCCAGTTGGAAACTTCTCCGTGGGTAACGGTAACTGCTGGCCCCTGATCCCAGGACAACGATCAATTGGACTGGTTCCCGGACCGGCGAACACGAAGCTCGGCGTGACTTTCCGAACCGGGCCGCAGTCCGGGCAGACCCAGGGTATGGTCTTCCGGTACACCGACGATAACAACTACTGGCGGTGCAGCCGCACAGACCTTAGGAAGAAGGTCGCCGGGACATGGGCACTCGTCGCTACGCACTCAACTGCCTTCGCTGATAACGACAGGATGATCATCGTCCTGAACGGGCCCGTAATCCAGGTATTCCGGAACGCCGGGGGAACTCCGGTAAGCTCAGTCTCGGATACATTCAATTCGAGTGCCACGAAGCATGGTGTAATTGTGGAGCAGACGTGACCGCGCCATACACGACTAACCTCTGCCCGAACCCGTCGTTTGAAACGGTAGTAGATTCCATCCCGCAGGGGTCACTAGCAGGGTACACCGCACTGCCGGGCACCGTTCTTGCGTCGACCTCGCAGGCTTCACTCGACGGCCAGTACTCAATGCTGGTCACCACGGACGGCCACCAGCCCGGTGAGGGTTTTGTCGGCCCGATGGAAGCCTTCACTGGGATTACC